TGGCTGGGCAGCACCCAGATTTCGCCCGGCACGCCGAGGGCGTTGATGTTCAGGTACCAGTAGGCCGAGCCGTGGACTTCCTGGTAGAGCGTGGTCAATTCCCAGAGATCAAAACTGTTGTGGACCGGATTCACCTGCTTGAGCAGCGTGAGCAGCGGATGCTCGAGGACTTCGGCGATCGCCGCGGCCTTCTGCTGGGCCGGCAGCAGCGCCCGCGAGCGAACGCGGCGCTCCGTGTCCGGATCGAGCGGACCGGTGCGGCACTTGGGCGCGGGCTGGCCGGCGTGCGTGGCCACGAACAGCCGCGGCGGATAGTTGGCACAGGCGGCGGCGTTGGTGCTGGCGCAGGTCCAGGCGGTGCCTTTCAGCTCGGCCAAGAGATCGTTGGCCGACGGCTGGCGATTCCGCTGGAAGACATCGACGAACGTGGTGCCGGTCCACTGATTGCCGGCCAGCGACGTGGGGATGCGCTTGGGCTGTAACCAGCGAACGAGGCGATAGAGCGTGGCGGCGAGGATGTTTCGCATAGGGCGACCTGAAATTGCGGATTGCGGAGTTCGGCTTGCGGATTCCTAGAGCGATGGATCCTGCTCGACAACCCGATATCGCAACTCTGCATGGCCATCTACTGGGAGTCGATCTGCAAACACATAAACGACAAGCCCCGGGAAGAATTTCTCCCTCACTATTGCGGTATCGGGAAGTGAATACTGACAAACAAAGACCATTGGCTTACCGTTCAAGAAGGGCCATCGAGGGATGGTTCGTTTCTCGACCCAAACTGGCCGAGTTGCTACAGAAAGGAAAAGAGATTCGAAGCGTTTGCGAATCCATGCTGCGGAGTTCTTTGGCTTACCCTCATTCACATAATCCTGCCAGAGAGCGCTTCGTAAGGAGTGGTCAGCATCCTCAGTAAACGACGCGCTAAATTCCTTTTCCGCAATTTCCTGCAACTTTCCACCAAATCTGAGGGCTTCCATATCAGGTGGCATCCAGTCTCTCCTCAATTCTGCCCATTTGGCGGCGGAACCGGCCGTGCGTCCATTGGTTTCTTGAGCGTATTAAAGCGTTCCGCGATGAGAAAAGGTCAGTTGCGAGTTTTTTCGAAATACCCTGTCACGGAGATATATACGCGACCATTCAGCGTCGAATTCCAGCACTAATTTCTAGGCTGTAAGGCACAATCATTTCGGCAAATATCACACTTGTGATAGCCTTTACTGTTCGCTTATTCATCCACGTAGGCATATCGCTTGCGGCAAGTCAAATGACGGCAGTTAGTTTGTCTTCTGAGCTGATCCTTTTTTCCCTTTTCCCTTGACCGGTCCGCGGGCTGGTAGACGCTGTTTGAACAAGCTATGTTCGCCGATTTCATCGGCGAACTCCTTGGGTGATCGGCCATTGTTTTCCTTCAAGTGTGGATCTGCACCGTGGTTGAGCAGCAAATCGACGAGTGGTCGTCTTGGATCCGGTGCCATTACAATGTAGTGCAGCGGAGTAAAACCCCTAAAATCCTGAGCGTTGACATCCGCTTCAGCAGCTAGCAGTAATTCAATAATATCCTTTCGAAGATCACGGGCAGCAAGGTGTAACGCCGTGGTCCGCTCAGAACTCTCGACACAATTCACATCAGCCCCGCGCTCGATCAGCAGCTTCACAATCACTGGGTCCGTATCTTCTGCAGCAGACACTGCCAGCATGAGCAATGTCAAACCACCCTCCTCATCAGTGGCATTGATGGTGTCTTTGTTCAATAAGCGCTTGAGAGCGGCATAGTCCTTTCTGTAGAGTGCCTTAATGATCTCTTTTGACAGCCTTCTTGCTTTCATGGTTCTCCCCAAGGTGGCTAATGCTAAACACTCGGGATTCGAGTCTGAACCACTCCGGTGGCTGTTCACCCAATCAGTGAATTGCTCTTGGGTCATTCCCTTTGCTTGTGCTTGCTTCAAAAGTCTGCGATGCTCCTTACCTGTGATGTGCCCGACATTGTCGCCTATACGTAATTCTTGTGCATATTGCGCCGGAAATTAGTTCAGGAATTCGCCTCATCGCCGGAAACAGCACGCAACTAGTCTTCTTCGCTTGGCAAGAGATTCTACCAGATCGGCCGCCAGAGCTTTTCATTCTAGGAACCGTGAGAACGCGAGTTCAGGCAAGTCACTCGATCACGACGGACGGAGCGTCGGGCTGACCGATCTGCCGCCGATAGCGGCGCAGGAACTCGGGATCGAGGCGGGCTACCAGGTAACGCAGTGCGGCCAGCGCGTGATTGTGATCGTCGATCGGCGTTTCGCTGTCGCCGTGGCCGTCGGGGCGGCTCGGATAGCGGTACAGCTTGGCTTCGGCGAGCAAGTTCGGGCAGCGGCCCTTCAGCACTTTGAGCTTGCCGGCCTCCAGGCGGGCCCGCACGGCGGCGATGCCGGCGCGCAGCTCGTTGCCGCCCTTGCGAACCACGAGGCCGAACTGGCGCAGGGCGGCGATCTCCTCGGCGCCGGCGGGGTCGGCGTACCAGGTCACCTTGCGGGGCAGATGCTGAGCGTGCTCCAGGATCGTGCACTGCCTTTCGTAGCGTTCGCCGGTGATCCAGAGGACGCCGTCGCGGTCCTGGTGGCCCCAGAGCGCGGCGAACGGATTGCGATAGCCGAAGTCGATGCCGCCGAGCGTGGGCGACGTGGGCGAAGTGGGCAATGCGCTCGGCGCATCAGCGACGGCGCACTGGCCGGCGAAATCGGGGTAGACGAGCCCGGCCAGCGCCTCGAACGAGCATTCGTACTCCTGCCGCACCCAGGAATCGCCGAGCGCCAGCCGTTCGGCGGCGATGAACTCGGGCGCGATCCGCGGGCACTGCTGCCACGGCACTTCGATGCGCTGCCAGTCGGCGCGCGGATCGCTCCATTCCTGATGGAAGAAGCCGCGGCGGCCGAACGGCGTGCTCAGGCAGACGAGCCGGCCCCGGGAGACGGCCAGCATCGGCCGCAGGGCGCGGTACAGATCGTCCGGCACGCGGGCGGCTTCATCGATCACCAGCAGGTTGACCTTGCTGAAGGACCGAACCGTCTCTTCGCGGCCCGGCAGGCTGACGATCCGCGAATTGTTGATCAGCTCCAGCCGGCTCTGCGAGGCGGCGCGGCAGGGCAGGGGCCGGCCGATGGCCTGGTAGCCGTCGAGCGCCTTGCGAAACAGTTCATTCGATTGCCGCAGCGACGGCGAGACCAGCAGGATCAGGCTGCCGCGGCGGAACAGGGCCGTATGCAGCGCCAGGGCGGCGGCGACGCTGCTCTTGCCGCTCTGCCGCGAGCAGTTCAGCAGCACCTGCCGGCGCGGCTGAAAGAGCAGCTCTTGCTGCCAGGGATCGGGCGTCAGCCCCTGGGCGGTGAGGATGCGGGCAGGATCGAGCGCCAGGGCGAGTAGCTGCTGGGCGTCCATCGTTAATCGGAGCGTAGGAAACCGTTCCGCGATGAGTAAAGGGCAGTTGGCAGATTTTTCAAGAAATGATTCGTTCTGGGGAGCGGAGGCGGGAGCATCGGGATAGCGCGTGGCGTACGCTTTCTGCCCAGGGTGCGCTGCGCGACCCTGGGCTTTGAGATGCAACCTCCTCGGGGTAAAAACTACTTCGGCTGCAGCACCTGGCGAACCACCTCGGCGTAGGCCATCAGCCCCAGATAGTTCCGCAGCACGTAGCCGTTGCTCTTCAGGCTCTCTTCCGAGTAATCCTGAAACTTGGCCGGGTTCGACGGGTGCACGCCGTCGCCCGAGATCAGCGTCGGCACCTGGTAGACGTCCTTGCCGGCCTCCTTGAACTTCGGCAGCGCGCCGTCCCAGTCATCGGGGCGGCGTTTCAGGACTTCGGCGAAGTAATCGACCAGCGGCACCTTCTCTTCCTTGGCGATCTTGCGAACAGCTTCGGCGAACGTCTTGGCCTTGTCGAGCTGGCCGCTGCGCGGCGGGATCGTGCTGAGGATGACCACGGTGCCGTTCTTCAGGCAGCGCTGGACCACGTCACGAGTTTTCTCTTCGTACTCCTTGAGCTGAAGCTGGCCCAGGTCGTTGGTGCCGAACATGATCAGCACCGTTTCCGGACTGTGCTTGGTAAGCCATTTGTCGACGTTGTCGTGAGCCCAGCGGATCGTCATCGAGCCGTTGCTGCCGAAGTCGGGGCCTTTCCATTTGGCCCAGCAGTCGGGCTTCATGTATTT